ATTTATGCATTATAAAGCCCTCCCTTTTATGTCTTTTGTTGGATATTTAACTTCGAAAATGCAAGGGTCTAATGATGGATAGATTATTTTACCCTTTGTTGCAGAGTCTATGTTATATTTGTTTGGTGAATAATTTCCATCTCCACCACATAAATTTGAAATCTTTACGGATGGTACACTCATAACTCCTTCTACATTTGCTAATATTAATTCTATTTCGGAAAGGTTAATTGGTTTATTAAATGTCCAATTATCTATATCAAAATAAGTTTGTATTTCAGTTAAACAATTTGCAAGTACTTCTCTTTTATTATAATTAGAATATGTGACTATTTCAAAATCACAACCAATATTAACAATAAATCCATCCATTATATTAACTGCATCGGTCATCATTCTATATTCACCTAAATAGGTTTTAAGATTTTGTTTAACTGCTTGATTTATTTGTGTTAATTTTTTTTCATTGTCATAACCTAATAAATACATATTAATTGCAAATGGATTGTTTACTTCTGCATTTGCATTTTTCTTTTGAGATAAATATTTTACTAATTCTTTTTGTATTTCAGATGGTTTTTTATCTTTTAACGATTCTACTACACCAACAAATTCTGCTATATTATTTGGACTTGCTAAAATAGATGCAGGTGAATTATTATCAATCTCACCATCGGCAGATACATATACTTTTGTTACACTACCATATCTTTCTGGCATAGATAATGCTCTCACGATATAGTCTTGTCTTGTAACTGCTCTATTTTGAGAACCAAATGTTGCAATCGCGTTTTGTCTAATTTCTTCAATAGTTTCCGCACCTCTCCCACCAACTGCAGCTTCTAAATTTTCAACTGCTACGGTTGTTTTAATATCTAAATATGACGACCTTTCTGCATCGTTTGAAAATGATAATAAATCATCTTCAAATTCTATTTTTTGAATATTTGATAAATCACCGGTATTGATATTAGAATCAATTCCACCGCCTGTTAAATATTTAACTATCAATGTTTTACCAACAGGAGTTATACCAAATGTATTTGTTTTTAAAAAATTAGAAGGGTCAATTCCTTTATTTAATCTTTCGATTGAATTTGCAAGACCTAATCCTATGTTTTTTGAATTTGGTAATAATTGTTCATCATTCATTGTTGTATCTCCACTTCCAAATTGTAAATCCATTGTATTGTTTGAATTTACTTTTACTGAAAATCTATATGGTACTTTTTGAACTTCTAAAATATAAGGAACAGATGCTATGGATGATGCATCATATTGTTCATCGTTTGTATTTGCTGTTGTATTTGGTTGTTCTACAAATATACTTTCTTGTGCTAAATAAGGAACTTCATACCACTTAACCGAACCACCATCGGATGTTACGGATGTTATTTGAATTATATTTGTATCGGATAATGTTACATATGGATATTCCGAATATGCACCAAAATCAAATGTTGCACTTTTTTCAGATGCTGATATTGCTTTTACTTTTTTAGTAATTAAATATTGTGTTGGAACTCCTGTGGTTGGTTCTCTTTCAAACACTTCAATTTCTCTATCCGTTGGATTTGCAAAATCAACAATATCGGTTGTTCTAAATACTACATTTGGATTTGTTGTTGATTTAACTTCTAAACCATCTTTTATTTTTAAATAAAATTTAGAATCAGGCCCATTATTTATTCCTGTTTCATTATTTGATAAACATAATTGATATATTGTCAATGTAGTTACTGCAGGGGATGTTACTTTTGGTTTATATCCCATTGATTGTGCCAATGATATTACATTTTTCCTTTCGGATGCATGTGCTAACATTGATTCTTTTAATTGTGTATCTTGATAAAAAGATAACACATCACCCAGTGCTGCGGCCTGTTCTATAAAGACCATACCTGGAGAAGCTTCATTAAAATCGGAATATGTATTTGGGAAATATGTTTTGGTAAAATCAATAAGATTTTGTCTAAAACTTGCAAAGTCTTTTCCTACATAACTTAATGTTTTATTGCTTCCAAAATTTTTATTTATAGGTTTAATCGCCATTATTTATTTACATTTATAGTTATTGTTTCTGTTAAATTGGGATTAGACGATAATGCAAATTTTATTTCTAATATAATTCTATTTAAATCTATATCAGTATCATCGTAATCAAAAATAATATTAGTTATTGTTAAATATGGTAACCAAGTTTCTACCGCATCTATTATATAATTTTCAATTAAATTTTCAATGATTTGACCATCCATAGGTTCAAATAATACTTTCCAAACATCACAACCAAATTCAGGTTGCATTAACCTTTCACCTTTTCTAGTAAGTATTAAATTTTTAATGTTATCTTTTGCCTGATTTAAAGTTGTATAATTTACAGCAAATACACCACCTTTATTAGAATTTTTATTAATTCCAATACCAAGTACTTTATAATCGTTTTGAGTTAAATCATCTACTTTAACTTTACCAAGCTCTATTGCCATTATCTACCTTTCTTTTGTTTTTCTTGTTCTGCAAATACTTTTGTTAGTGCACTATAATCTCTTGTTAAAGCTTTCATAGTTGCGTCTTGTAACGCATCTCCTGTTGATTGTAATTGTTGTGGAATATTTTGAGGTACTCCCATATCTCTATAATCCATTGTTTCCCAATCTTCTTCCATAGTTCTTTGTGGTTGCATCATATCTAATACACTACCACCACCATTTGCCATCCCACCTTCTGCTCTTTGTTGTGAGGTAAATGGTTGTGTTTGATTCAATACTTCATTCAACATCGGGTTATTTGTAAATACCTTTTGTTGTCTTTGTGGTTGTTGAATTGATTCTTGTTTTTTAATTGGTCTCTCATATTGATTAACTTCTGTCAAATCTTTTAATGAGGGGGTTGATGTTTTCTTTTGTGAGTTCAATGTAACTGCACCAGATTTAATAAGTTTAACAAGTTCTTCTTTTACTTGTAACTTAACTTCGTTTTTAACAACTTCTTTAATTAAAGTTAATAAAATTTCTGATTTCATAAAATAATTGTTTTGTATATGTTTTAGTAATAAATATTGAAGATTTAGTTTATTTAATGGTGTACGATTTTTATATCAGGTTTACTTACTTTTAAATTAGCTTTATCTAATGCTTTTAATTTTTGAACAGTTGATATACTTCTGGAATCCTTTTTTCCATCAAATGATTTGATTACATCGTTTACATATGCATGTGGGTCTACTTTACCTGTTTTTTTCTGTTCTTCATGCGCTTTTTCTTCTTTACTATTAACGGTATGTGTTTTATGTAAATTTTCCATTGTTAAACCAGAATGTTCCGCTTCAGCTTCTAGATGTTTTTTGTGCTGCTCTACCAATGCAGCATCACCGAATGTTTGTTGTGTCGCACCAATAACACTTAAAGCTGTTACATGGAGTCCTTCTTCGTGTGACTCGTGCATAGCATGGTATGTTTCAGCAGCTTTACCGACTGCTGCAGCTATATATTCTATTGTGGTAAATGCTTTAAGCATTTTTAAAGGATTACTTACCGGTGTTATCCAATATCCTACCCATGGTAATACGCCGGGTATAGGAAGTGGTGCGGGTGCTGGATACTGACATAGTGCGGTTAATATTCCACCAACTGTTAACAAATGTAATGTTGCCGATGCAATGAAGCTTAATAAAAATGGAGACATCATTGAATTTGATGGAACAGTTATTGGAGTCCAAATTCCAGGCATAAGACACAAGTTGGCAGTTGGATGTGGTAAAGGTGGTAGGATTTGTCCTTTACCTTTAATTGCTCGGCCAATAAATCCACCTTTACCAATAACATTGGCAGCTGCGTCATTTGCTTTTTTATATAAATCTGCACCAGGAAATGGGTCAACAGGAATTTTTGTTACATTTTTTACTGCACCTATACATGGAATGGTGGGTGTTCCTAATGTTCCTGAACATTCTAAAAATGCCGCAGTCCAATATGCCTGAACTGCCGGCCCTATATCTCTTAATAAATCACCATTTGGGTCTTTACTTGTTTTTTCTAATATAGATAAAAGCATAGCTTTCATAATACTAACATGACCACCTCCGTGATTTACACGTCCACCTCCCCACAAAGTTTTACCACCATTATGAACCGCTTCATCATATGAGTCGGCCAATGCATCTGCAAAGGCTGCCATATTTATTGTTTCAAAATAATGATTTAGGTCACCAAAATGACCAAGAGCTAATACTTTTGTTACAGGTAATCCAAATGCCACAAATCTATTTACTGCCATATCAATTTCCATATTAATATAAAAATCTGTCCAGCTTGATACTTCGTGTTTATCTATTTTTACTTTTCCAAAATTAAGATTTTTGATTCCCTTGACGGCAGACCTTGCCACCCCCACACCACCAGATACTGCTTTTTTTGCTACAGTTTGTACTCCTTTTTTTACAGTATCTTTAAAAACACTATTAGCAATTTTTTCAGCATGAACTACAACTGCACCAATACCAGTAGCGGCCACTGCAAACGCAATTCCACCATTTACTGCTAAACGTGTGGCCTCTGCATCTGCAGCTGCAGCTTCTGCTTTAATTGTATCAGCTTCTGTGGCTTTGGCATCGGTTTGCTGTTTCCACTTGACTTCGGCTTTATGTTGTAAATCACCTCCTGACATAAATTATTTACTTAAATAATTTGTTGATGATAATATGTCTGATAACCTACTTCTTATATCTTTAAATGCGGCTTCGTTTAGTGGTGGTTTAACCGTTTGCCCTGCAGGCGTTAAATATTGTTGAGCAACGATTGCATCACATAATTGTTCTAATATTAAAACTAAATCTCCACCAAGAACCATATGTTGTACACTTGCACCCGCTTCTCCTATTCCGGAATCCTTTCCTAAAAATATATTACCACTTTCACTATTTAAAAATATTTTTGAATTATTATGTAATGTTATTTCACCACCTGCTTTTTGATAAATACTACCAGCTGCATCTACACTCCATGTTCCATCGGTAATAATTCCTGTATTTCCTTTACCAAATATTATAAATTCACTTGCTTTTGCGGACAATACTATTCTGTCCGAATTTACAAATAATTGATTACCTGTTAATTTTTCATTTGATGGATATCCACTAAATGCAGTTTTTGCAACACCTATTGTTTCTTTAAATGGTATTTTTATTTTACCGGATGTTATATAAATCGATGTACCATCTTTATTTATATCTTCATCTATTAATTCTCCAATTTTTTTAGAATCTAATTCTGCATTTTGTTTATTACGAATAAATATACCTGGAGATGATGTTTTACCATCTTCCGTTAAAAAAAATTCACTAAAACGAATTGTATTACCAACTCTACCAGTTAAGATTGTATCACCTTCTCTTGGTTTTAAAAATTTAATCTTTTCGTTTATTTTATATTTCTTTTCAGGTTTTTCATTTGCTGGTGGTTTGGATGTTCCACCTGTTTGAGTTTTGTATCTTAAATCCTGTGCACTACTTCCTCCACCAGAACTATTATATTCTAAATTTGCTTTAGTTCCTTCATATGTAATATAATTTCTTCTATAATTTGAATATGGAGTATTTGTATATGGTAACCAAAATTTTTGATTATCTATTGACAAAATTGTTACAGTTTCACCTTTAATTGGAAATGTAAAATTATTTTTATCAAAAGGAAATGCGTAATCTTCTATATTAATTGTATCTTCGTATCTATATGTAATTGCACCATACATCCTTGCATCTTTATTATGAAAATTTCTATTATCATTATAAACGGAAGTATTATCTCCTTTATCCGAATTTTCTTTACCATCGTTTTTTTCATAAGGTAAAAATTCCGTATTTGTTGGAAATACTTTATCAACTGTTGCAAGAAATGAGTTATTTAGATTCATTAAATTTTGTATTTATTTCTTCTATTTCAATTTGAATATCTGTCATTTTTTCTTTAACTTTATCTTCTACCGCATTGATGGTATCTTCCATATCAGAAAGTAGTTGTTCTTTTTCATTCTCACTTAACCAACCATCTTCTCCAATTCCTTTTGCTTCCGCTGCTGCGAGTCTTTGTGCAATAGTTGCAAGCTTAATTAAATGGTCATCGTTCTTAACCGATACCTCAATTAAATCTTTAATTATTGGAGCAATAACCGTTGCCTCACCTACATTACGGATAAGTTTTCTTAACGATTCAATCAGTTCAGAAATGTTTTTTTTCTTATTTTGTTGATTTTCGTAAATGTCTTTAAATAAAGATGATAAGTTTTTACCATCAAATAGCTGAAATTCGTTTGCCATATTATATTATCTTGTTCTCTACTATATAATTATTAAGTTCCTGACTTATTAGATTATATCCGTTTGTGTTTGGATGTTGTGCTGGGTTTTTTGTTATCATTTTTATATCTTCAAAACAATCTGTGCCAGTTTCTTTTAATAAATCTCTCATTGTTTTTTTACGATATTGCCAATAATATTTTGTTGTAATTAAATTTGTCACATCATCCGTTTCATTTGGATTTACTACCATTGTATCAAATGCATCACACATTAGATATTATATACCATAATATTCAAATAATTTTTGTAAAAATATTATGTAGTTTTGATTAACTATATTGTAATAATTTTGATTAAAAAGATTATCTAAAAAAAATGATTTATATTCTTTTAAAAATGAATCATATATTTCATTATTACTTTTATATGAATTGATAAATTTTTCAGGTAAACTAACCAAATGTTTTATAGACCAACTAACCCATTGTTGTCTTGGTAAAAATGCAGCATAATCTCTTAAAGATGAACTCCACATTATAATAACTAAATCATTTTTTTTAATTCTACCATTTGTAACATCATCAATAATTGAATTAAATATAACCGAATTTGGATTACCACTTTTACCATTATTAATCCATTGTAAATTTAATTTATCTGAAAGTGATTTAACCCAAGAATTTTGATTTCTATAAATTATTAATTCTTGATTTTTAAGAGTAGATTCTATTTCTAAATTACAACCCTCACCCTCCGTCCAACTATCACCATATGCATGTAGTATCATTACTTACTTATTAAAAACTTACCCAAAACCAAATAATCCATATCACAATTATGAAATGTCCAAATTGCTTTTTCTGGGTCATTTGTCATTGTATGGTCTTTTAAGTTGAATGAGGTATTCAATAGAATGGGGGTTCCTGTTAGTTTTTCAAACTCCTTTAATAAGTCATAGTAAAGTGGGTTATCTTCTCTTTTAAGTGTCTGTATCCTTGCAGAATTGTCAATATGGGTTACCGATGGAATGTTTACTTCACTTTTAACTTTGACAACCTGATTCATATATGGTACATCTTCATCGGATATAAAATATTTTTTATAATCTTCAATTGTAACCGTTGGAGCAAATGGTCTAAACATTTCTCTTTTTTTGACAACCTTATTAATTCTATCTCTAACATCAGGTAAATGAGGATTTGCTAATATAGAACGATTGCCTAATGCTCTTGCACCAAATTCAGTTCTACCTTGAAACCAACCCACAATATTACCTTCTTCAATTAATTTTGCAACTTTTTTGCATAACATTTCATTGTTATCAAATAGTACAACTTGTTTTCTATGGTTTTGTAATATAATTTTAAGTAATTCAGGATTACTCCACTTCTCACCTAAATACGGAGATTGGTTATCACCACCTTTTACTTTTGGATTACCCATACCAATATGATATTGATACAAACATGCACCAATTGCAGAACCACTATCTGAAGGTGCAAATGGAATCCAAACATTCTTAATTGATGTGGATGTTTTAATTTTACCATTAGCAGTACCATTATATGCACAACCTCCACCTAATACTAAATTATCACAATTCCAAATATTTGTAATTCTATTGATAATAAAATATAATGCACTCTCATACCATCTTTGTAATGAAGCAGCTAAATCTTTGTGGTGTTGTTCAATTGGTTCATCTTTAAATCTTGGCGGAAATCCAATTAAATCAATAAGTTGTTGGTTAAACATATCATTGTCTGATGTTTCCCATGTAAAGTAAGACATGTCCATCTTTACAATGTCAAAATCATCACCTACATTAGATATTTTATCAAATACATTATTATATTTTTGTCTATCACCATAAGGTGCTAATCCCATCACTTTGTATTCACCTTCGTTTGGTTTAAATCCTAAATAAGCAGTAAATGCTGAATAAACTAAACCCAATGAGTGTGGAAATTGTAATGTTTGTATTGTATGGAAGCCGGTCTCATCACACATTGCAGAGTATACAGTATTAAATTCACCTACTCCATCAATTGATAAACCTATCGCTTTATCGAATGGTGATGTATAATATGAAAATGCTAAATGCGAACAATGGTGTGGTGTATGTGTTATAATTCCATCATATCCAATTGATTTTAATATTCCTTTTAAATTT